AAATCATTCATTGTCATCCTTTTGGCAACACTTGTATTGCAGATTGTCATCCTCGTGGTTACTGTCGTAACGAGCAACAAATACCATCGACGGACACAATTGCTCGAAAGTCGTATTTCGGCTGAAAAGTTACAGGATGCGGTCAATAAAATCCATGAACCGATCATTCAACAACAACTGGCCGATGTGCAAGAATCGGAATCGACCGGGAATATTCCAGCGATAGAAGTTCCACTTGAACCGGAATGGCAGGAATATACCAAAATCATGGTAGAGATGTTTTACGAAGAAAAATACGATTTCGCACGTGAAACCATCGAGGGGATTTACGATTGGGTCATCGAAAACCAGCACATTACCGAAGAACAAATCAGTGCGATTCAAAACATTAAGGAGAGCGTCGAATGAACCTGACAATCAATGTTCAGCCTGGTGGAAGCATCGTTATTAACGGAAACAATCCTGAACTGAATCCCGAAGTTCAGCAGGAACCACAGCCCAGCGAATCCTGGACTTACGAAACGCCGACGAAGATCGAAGATTTAAAAAATTGCTTTGACATTCCGAGTCAAAAATATTTCGAAACGGAAGGTCTTTCATCTCACAAGCTCATAGACTTTATTAAATGTCCTCTGCTCTGTGTCGATAAATATGATCCCGTTCGCGCGGAACATTTCATTACAGGCCGTGCCGCCCATACGTTAATTCTCGAAGGGGCCGGGAAATTTAACGAGCAATATATCGTCGGTGGACCGGTCAATCCCAAGACGGGGAAGCATTACGGACGCGACACACAAGCGTTCGAGAAGTGGATAAACGACCCTGAGAACAACGCCGAGGGCAAGGAATTCATTACCGAAGAACAGCGAGCCGAATGCACGACAATGAATTCCAGCGTCTACAATCACGCCGAAGCGGAAAAAATTCTCAGTAGTGAAAGCGTCGCGGAATTGAGTGTCATCGGCGAAATGTTCGATATGAAAGTCAAAGGTCGTATCGATCTCTATTCGGAAGAATACGGACTCGTCGATCTGAAAACAGTCGACGACATCGATCGAATGAAATATCATTTCAAAGACTACATGTATGATGTTCAACTTGCTTTCTACCATTGGTTGATCACCGATGTTTGCGAAGCGAAATATTGCCCGGTCTACTTGATCACGGTCGAAAAGAAACACCCTTATCGTACCGGTGTTTTTTATCTCCACCCGGACAGGCTTGCGGCTCACCGGGTTCGCGTCATGGAAGCGATTCAAAGATATTCCGTGGCAAAGATCAATAATCATTGGCCAACGGGGTATGAGGAGGTGCGGACGATATGAGCAATATCGCAAAACGAACCTTGAAACGACCCGTGCAAAGTGGTGGGCTTGATTCCTTTTTGCAACCGAAAAATAAACGGTCGCCGAGAAAAACGCTCGTTTACGGTTGTGGCGGGATTGGTAAAAGTACTTTTGCAAGTCAATTTCCAAATGCGGTCTTTTGGGTTACCGACCCTGGTCTCGGAACGCTTGAGTGTCGAAAGTTGCCAAGGTCGACGACCTACGAAGAGTTCATTCATTGGAAAGGCATTCTTAAAAACAACCTTGGCGACTTCGATACACTTGTCCTTGATTCGCTTGGGGCACTTGAACAATTGATCTGGAAGTACACTTGCGAAAACTACCGTAACAAGACCGGTGCATTAACGAAGCTGATGACAATTGATTCTGCTCCTTACGGTGCAGGCTATCTTTGGGCGATGCGATACTGGAACGAAACCTTTTCCTTTCTCGATGAGCTCAGTGAAAAACACGGCAAAGAAATCGTTCTCATCGCACACTCAAGGCCGGACACGACGGTCAACGTCGATACGCAAGATACGCTCAAGATGATGCCTGCCGTTCATAAGCATGTGCAGAACAGGCTTGATCAATGGTGCGATGAAATCTTTTACGCCTATATTCCCATGATCGCGAAAAGCGAAACACAGGGCGATAAAACGAAATATAAAGGAACAAAAGGCCGGGACATTCGCAAAATGACTTTTATCGGAACCGGCAATTGTATGGCAAAAAACCGACTGAACTTCAACGACGGTGATGAAATCGAAATGGAGTTCAGCTACAAAACTTACATCGAACACGTTAATAAATTTTATTCGAAAGGGAAATAAACATGCTACTCGAACAACCAATTGAAGTACCGCAAGAAAAACCAGTCGATTCAACGGCGATCCCAGAGGGTGAATATGTCGTCATCGTGACAGAGTTCAAGGAACGAACGGTTTCTGGCCCGAGACTTTCCGGAAGGGTCTTTGACATCATCCTCCAAGTCGTTGAAGGATCGGAACACGGAGCCACTTTAACGGCATTTTGCCCGCTGTTTGCTGAACAACAAAATCAACGATCTTGGGGACAAAAAACCCTGTCAAAAATTGCCTGGGCCTGCGGGCTAGCCGGAAAACAAATTACCGATACGTCGCAAGTAGAAAGCATTCCTTTCGTTGTCCGCGTCGCAACGAAAGAAGAGCAGTACATCGACAAAAACACCGGCGAAGAAAAAACGGCTATCAGAAACGAAATCAAAGATTACGTTGATCAAAAGTCGTGGCTCGCCTCGAAGCGAGAAGGAAAGCCCTCGCAATCAAACAGCACCGGTTACCAGCGACAAGCGAAATCACAACCGGCAGCAGAACAGCCGGCGGGTTACGCGGCTGGGAAACGACAGCGGAAAGTTGCAGCGAGCAAGCCGAAGATTGAGTTCATTGCCGACCCGAACGATCCGCGTGTCGCCGACTATCCTTTCGAAATCGAAGTCGGTGAAACTCAGTTGTGGATCGACGAAAACGAAACGATCTGGGAACTTCAATCTTCCGATCTCAAAAATTTCGCTCGCTATTATTTTGAAAATGAAAACGATGAAGACCCGTATGAAGAAAAGAAACCGGTCGATGATTTCGAGGTGATCAAACCATGATCTTATTGTTGCCTTGGCCGCCAAGTGAGAATCGATATCGACGAACAGTCGGCTATATGCCGATTATTTCGAAGGAAGGGCGAACCTATAAGAACGCGGTGAAAACGATGATCCGCGTCCAGAACATCCCAAAGCTCGATGGCCTGGTTAGTGTCTCGCTGTTTTTATCGCCGCCCGATAGAAAGAAGAGAGACCTCGATAACACGCTCAAAGCGTTATTCGATGCGATTTCCGATGAGATCGTTAAAAGAAAAAATAAAGACGATACCGTGATACCCGGTATCATTCACGACGACTCGCAAATCGTCTGTTACGAAAAAGTTCGCTGGCTAAACCCAAGTTCGGGAGGTTGCGTTGTTCTCGACATCAACACCGTCGGAGACAAACGCGAGTCGTTGGAAACGGTTTTGAATACGATCAAAAAAAACGGATTGAACATTTTTAGATTTCAATGAAACTACGATATTATCAGCAGGAAGCCATCGACGCCGTCTGGAATCATTTCGCAAAAGGAAGTGGTTACCCCTGCGTCGTTATGCCGACCGGTTCAGGTAAAACGCCCGTCATCGCGACATTGGCCAAAGAGGTCGCGGCAGCCGGTGACCGCGTTCTCGTCATGTCACACGTCAAGGAACTCGTGGAACAGTCTGCGGAAAAGTTGCAAATCATTTGCCCGAATGTCGATTTCGGAATCTATTCGGCCGGGCTGGGGAAAAGACAGTCTAACCAACAGGTCATCGTTGCTGGCATTCAGTCGATTTATAATAAAGCGGAATCACTCGGTGTCTTTGATCTCATTATCATCGATGAGGTTCACCTTGTGAACCCGAAAGAGTCGGGTATGTACCGAACACTTTTGGCCGACTTGAAAAAGCTCAATCCTGAATACTATCTCGTTGGTTTAACCGCGACGCCTTATCGAATGTCGACGGGATATATTTACGGCCAGGACAGGCTGTTTGATTCCGTCTGTTATGAAATCAGTATCGGAACACTCATTGCCAACGGATACCTTTCTGATCTGACGAGTAAGGCGTCGAAGCAGGAAAACGACACGGATAGTCTGCATATTCAGCGAGGGGAATTTGTCGCGTCGGAAATGGAATGTCTCTTTACCGACAAAGCGAAAATTCAAAAGGCCTGTCAGGAAATTGTCGATTCAACTCGCGATCGAAGTTCCGTTTTGGTTTTCTGCTCAGGCGTTAAACATGCCGAAATGGTTGCCGACGACCTGCGGAAACGTGACCCTGGCCATAACGTGGAAATGATCGACGGGAATTCCCCGACGCTTTTTCGTGATGAAACGATAGCATCTTTTCGCGATGGCAAAATAAAATATCTCGTTAATGTCAACGTTTTAACGACGGGGTTCGATGCTCCGAACGTCGATTGTGTCGTCTTGCTCCGTGCAACGATGTCACCGGGACTTTATTATCAAATGGTCGGACGTGGCTTCAGAATATGCGAAAACAAAAAAGATTGTCTCGTTCTCGATTTCGGCAACAACATATTGCGTCACGGCCCCGTTGATGCAATTTATGTCAGGCCGCAATCGGATAAAAGCAACAAGAAAATGAAGCAGGGGAAAAAATGCCCCGATTGCAATACAGTCGTCGCTCTTGCAACGCGAACATGTCCCGACTGCGGGTTTCAGTTTCCATTTGAAACGGCGAGACATGAAGGGAATTCGTCGGGAAACGCTCCCCTAACAACGAAACAAAATCCGATTGAGGAGTTTGAAATCATCGATGTGCGAGTCAGCGTGCACTCGAAAAAAGGCGATCCGTCCGCACCGACGACCATGAAGCTGGCCTATCAGTATTCTTACGTCGACTCCCCGATTTACCAGTGGTTATGTTTCAATCATGAGCCTGAGTCGTTTGCTCACGACATGGCGAAACGATGGTGGCTCTCGGCATCAAACGCTCCTTTGCCTGGTTCGTCGGAAGAAGCCGTCGAGATGTTTAACGCCGGGTTTTGTGCGATGCCGATCAAAATCAAAGCGAAGCTCGAAGAACGATTTTATAAGATCGTCGATATTCAATTCGACGAAAAACCGGAATGGAATGAACAACGTGATTCGCAATGGTGCGATGTTTTTGAAAAAGCTGCTGCGAATATGTCACCGAATGAAGATCAAATCAACTGGGATGAAGTACCATTTTAAGGAAATCTATGTTTACGGAATTTCAATCGTCGACGACTCTCGAATACGCCTTGCATTACGCGAGCATGGGCTACCGCGTCTTGCCGCTCGTCGCAAATGAAAAGCGACCGGCGTGTCCGCATGGCGTTAAGGATGCAACGACAGACGAATCGACAATCCGTAAGTGGTTTACCGGGACAGAATACAATATCGGGATTGCATGTTATGATATTTTCGTGATCGATTGCGACCTCTATAAATACGAAGGTCTCGACAAATGGGTTCCGATGCTGAACGATGAAAACGTTCCGACGCAAAAATCACCGCGTGGCGGTATGCACTTCGTCTATAAAAGACCGGAACAATGCAACTGGGATAATTCCGCGAACAAAATCGAAAAAGGTGTCGATACCAAAACAAACGACGGCTATATCGCCGCGTTTCCTTCGACGGTTGACGGAAACGAATATCGCTGGGTTTACGAACTCAAACCGATCAATGAGCTTCCATTACCGCCCGATTGGCTCTGCCAAAAGATCGATTTTATTTTCAGCGAAGAATATGCAAATCTCCCGAAGCCGAATAACACGAAACGACAGGTCGTTGAAACGCCGGTCGTTGACCGTGCCAGAAAGTACCTGGCCGCGATGCCACCGGCAATATCGGGGAGCGGTGGTCATTCGGCAACTTATGCGGCTGCTGTCGCGTTAGTTCATGGTTTTGAACTGTCCGATGAAACGGCGTTTAACCTGTTGTGGAACGAATATAACCCACGCTGCGAACCTCCTTGGTCAGAAAAGGAATTGCAACACAAAGTTGACGACGCTGCAAAAGAGCAACATGAGAAACCACGCGGATGGCTCAATAAAACAAAGATTAAAAGAAAAAACATTTCTATTTCAACGCTATCCGAAGACGATGTCGATGACGATGAGCCTGATGAACTTTTAGCAAAGCATGAATTCCAGCCGATTCCAAAAGAGCTTTTTAATGTACCTCCGTTTATGCGAGAGATCATGAATTACACGGAGAAAATTGAATTTATCGCTCAGCCGGCCTTTCGTCTTTTTGGAGCTATTTCCATGATGGCAACGTTAGCTTCGAGGAAGATATCAACTGACGGCGACATGACACGAACGGGAATTTACATTGCATCGATCGCAGAAACGTCTGTTGGAAAAAATGTTGCAAGGACAACGAATAATCGCATCTTTGCATCAAGCCAGGAACTTTGCAGGTTCCGTGGGCCAAATGATGTAACGAGTCGAAACGCAATCTACCGGCATTTGGAAACGTCCCCGGCGTGCCTGCTTCAAACCGATGAGATGGGGAAGTTCTTTCAAGCCGCAAATGATAAGCGTAACACGGCAACTCAAGGAATTGTAAAGTCGCTCCTTGAACTTTACACGTCGCAAGGCGAAGAAAATTACGTTCCGCTTGGTTTCGCCGACTCGAAAAAAAACATCGAAATTCATTATCCCGGAATGGTAATTTATGGAACATCGACACCGGACAATTTTTTTGAATCTCTTTCGTCGCAAGCAATCACCGATGGCCTCGTATCAAGAATCCTTATCGTTATGAGTGAAACGAAAATTCATTTCGAAAAAGGAAAAGATCGAAACAACATAAAGATTCCAAAGTCAATTACAGACTTTGCAATCGAATGGGCGCAATTTCGTGGTGATGGCGGCAATCTTGACGACTCGGCTTTTTGTGTCGAAAAAACAGAGGAAGCCAGCGAGATTTTGGATTCGTACACGGAAAAGTTTATCACACTCGATGTAAAACATCCTCGACGTCCTCTTGTTGCAAGAAATGGTGAAAAGGCAAATCAACTGGCTTTGATTTACGCCGCTGCAAAATATGGGCCGGACAAATCAAAGTTGCGAATCGACTCTGATGCCGCGAACTGGGCTATCGGCATTGTCAACTGGTGCACGGGTAACGTCCTGGCAGCTATCGATATTTATATGGCAGATAGTCTTTTCGAAAAAAGACAAAAGGAACTCATGAAATTCATCTATGATCATTCCTCGGCATCGGAAAGATGGGTGAGAAAGAAAACCGTCGACAGTAGATGCCGATTGATTCGATCTCTTTCGAGGAGAGATTACGAAGAAATGCTTGGTACGTTAAGAGTAACAGGGCAATTGTCTGTTTACAGCGTAAAAAACCAAAGAGGAAAGCCTTCCGTGTATTTTGTAATACCGAAACACGGAAAACAATTCGAAAAAAAATTCCAAGATGCCACGAAAATTTCGGAAGAATGTCCATAACGTTGTTATCGTTGGCGCGCAATGACAACGTTATGGATGATACAAGTGTACTTGTGCCACAACGTTACGTATATGGTTGTTAATATCATAAAAAAATGCACTCTTAGAAGATAGAGAGCAAGAGGGAAAGAGGTGGTATGAGTGGAAACTGACAACCATATAAATATAAATATATATATATATTTATTATATATAGACTTACGTCTCCCCATAACGTTGTCATAACGTTGTCATAACGTTGGCGCTTGTCGACGATATGGGGAACACAAAAAAACCAACTGGCCTATGCTTACCGGAAACGACAGGAGACGAGGGAAGTGAAGGGATCGGAGATTGATATTTATCGATATGAACGTGAATGTCGAAACTGTTTTAACCAAAAAAAGGAGAATGAGAAATGAGTGAAATGAAGCAATTCAGGGCCTGTACGTCGGCGACATGGGACAACTGGGACGATGGTCCCGAACTAATATGGACATTAATTCAAACGAAATACGATAGGTCTACCTTAATTCGATGTGTTTGCAAAATAGCAGAACACACGCTTGAAATTTATGAGAAGGAGAATCCGGGAGACAATAGGCCTCGAAAGGCTATTGAAGCGGCTAGAATCGTTGCCGAAGACAACACGCCTAAAAATCGTGATGCAGCCGATTCCGCAGCCTATGCCGCCGAAGCCGCCGCCTATGCCGCACGTGCCACCGCCGATGCCGCCGCCGATGCCGCCTATGACGCCGCCGAAGCCGCCGCTTATGCCGCCGCCGATGCCGAAAGAGCGTGGCAAGCGGATTGTGTTCGCCGACACTTTCCAGTTAGTCCTTTTTTAATGGAGGTATCGAACTGAAAAAGTACAGCGAAATAGACCGTTCCCTCTGCGACGGAATCGGTGCCGCTCATGTCGCATGGCAGCCGTTGGGCTGGCAGTGCCTTGGCGTGAGCGAGATCGACCCATTTTGCAATCGTGTTATTGAACACCATTGGGGATTCGAGAATTTGGGGCCGCTGGATGATCACGAAACAATCAAAAAAATCGAGAAGGCGAAACCGGAAATCATCATCGGGGGAACGCCATGCCAATCGTTCAGCGTGGCCGGTGTTCGACGAGGTCTCGAAGACGGAAACGGACAACTTATTTTATGGTTTTTACATGCGATTCGCAGAGCAAGACCAAGATATTTTGTCTGGGAAAACGTGCCCGGGGTCTTCTCGATCGACAAAGGAGCGGTCTTACGGGCGTTCGTCGCTTCGATTGCCGAACTCGGGTATGTGGTCGAATGGACGGTGCTTGACGCGCAATATTTCGGAGTACCCCAGCGTCGTCGTCGAATCTTCGTTATCGGACATCTTGGAAACGGAAGTCGACGAAAAATATTTCCTGAGTCCGAAGGCGTGCCGGGGAATCCTGCGACGATCGGAGGAAAGAGGAAAGCCGATCATCGAGCCGCTGCGAATTGCCTTGGAGCACGTGGTAACCACAGCCACCGATTAGACAACGATAATGTCATTTGCGACACGGTTACAAGAAAATGGGCCAAAGGAAGCGGCGGGCCGTCCGGCGATGAATGCCAAAACCTTGTCGTGATTCCGATTCAGGAAATCAGCAAACGAACGGGCGTATCAACGAATGACAAGAGTTTTGGAATCGGCATTGGAAATGAAATCGATCCCATGTTTACGCTGCAATCGCGATCACAGCATGGCGTCGGCATCGTCGCCGAAACGCTGACAAAACAGTGCCGAAACAATACAAAGGCCGGGAATAACGCGGGCGTCATTAACCCGGTTGTCACACAAACAGGCGTTCGAAAATTGACGCCAAGGGAATGTGAGAGACTGCAAGGCTTTCCCGATGATTACACATTGATTCCGTTCAAAACGACGAAAAAAGGGAAAGTCATCTGGTCGAGCGATACGCAGCGTTACGAGAGTATAGGCAACAGCATGGCAGTACTAGTCATTCGCTGGATCGGCGAACGAATTCAACAATTTGAAAGAGCGAGATGAAATTTTTCAAATCGCAAGATCAAACGGAAAGTCGAGGGGAACGATGAGTAAAATGGAATCAGTGTCGCAGAAAATCACAAGACACTTTCAGGAGTTTGAGAAGGAAAGAGGTCTTGATAAAAGGTCTACACCCGGCGATACAGAAAGACTGCTTTTATCAAGAGATGCCTTTCACGCGGGATATATGGCATGTATCGCTGACGTATCGATGAAGAAAATACAGGAGGATAGATTAATGAGTGATGAATTAAAGCCCTGTCCTTTCTGTGGAGGCAAAGCTGCATTGGAACAGCTTCTTGAGAATAAGGACGACTATATGGCAAGCTGCGACAATGACGAATGTTTAGTGACGTGCGTGATGACTCATTGTGACTCCACACGCAAAGAAGCGATCGAAGCGTGGAATCGCCGTGCAGAACAATCCCCCCTCCAGTGGACGAAGACGCCGCCGACCGAGAAGGATTTGGGGAAGGTCTTTGTTGCGAAGAGACGAAGAAACGACGGAACGGAAGAATTGTTTACAGGAAGACTGCAAATCTCAAAGTCCTTCGACAGAATATTACGATTGAACGCTTCGTCACATTGTGGCGTTCAACGAACAGAACGAGTTGAGTTTTTGGTAATTGATGGCTACGAGTTCCTCGGGCCGCTGCCGGAGT